CACAGCAATGAGAAATGTCAGCATTGTCGTCCGGGTGATATCTTGATTGATGATCGTCCTAGCAACATAGAAGAATGGCGTGCCGCGGGTGGCTTAGCGATCTTGCACGAAGGTGATGTAGTTGCTACCTTGTTTGAACTGCGTAGTCTAGTGAAGGGTATGAGTATCAAGTAGACTGTCGGGATTATCAACTCCAACTGCTTTAAATACCTTTAGTAAATCTGAACTATATCCAAAAGATTCTTCAGCAGGAAAAATCACTGATTTCATCTTACCATTGGCACCAATGATAAACACATAATCATCTGGAGCAAGTCCATCATCCGATTCATCGTTTTCGTTTAAGTTGAGGTCTTTTGTGGACTCTTCTGTGATTTTTGCCATTGTCATTTTCCTTAAAGTATTTGATATTTTCTTTGACTTTTTTAAGTAGTAACTTTGTTACTTCGTGATCCTTGCCAAATGCTTTGTAGTATTGCTTTAAGTCCGGGCTATTGATCTTGCTAGCACTAGTAATATTTAACTTATATTTCATTAAATAGTGTCTAGCTGCTATATTCTGCGCATAAGCATCTATCTCATCTGGGTCACCTAGATACTCTTGATCAGCTTTAATCCTAGGATCTTTATGGTGACTTCTAAATATATTTCTATGCATGCGATATCGACGACTTCGATATTGTCGTTGATGTTCATATTCGTGTATTAGAGTTTCTACTAGATCAATGGTAATTTTTTCTGCTAGTTCTTCTGTGAATAGCAAAGGAGTAGTTTTAGGATAGTTCATTATGAAATCAATAATGAATTGTTTCTTACGGATTTCGTCTAGTCCTGGATCATATTCAGCACCAATGCTAAACTCACCTGGATCAAGAGCGCCTTTAGCGCCACTATATAATTTAACACGAACCGGATGATGACGATTGAGATGTTTGCCGAGAGTTTTAACTAGGTTGCGAGGAGTTATCCTACGACCAATAAGATGATTAGCCCATTCACTGATATGTCGATATTCTAGTGTTGGGTTAAGATACACGGCTAACCCCCTAGTAATCTAGCACCAGCGTTGGTATTTAAACTACTGTCTTCGCCAGTGTAAGTTGGTAAATTATTAAAATTCAGCGGTGGTATGCCATTCTGTGCCATCAAGGCTTTGTTGCGACCTTCTGCTAGGCTAGCTTTGATACTATCACCATATTGTGTGCCGGGCACTGCCATGTTACCTAATAGTCCACTCATCTCACTGTTAGTACCAAATTTGTGTAGGCCTGTAGCAAAGTTCATCGCACTGCCTAGACCGGGCGGGGGAGGAACAGTTAAATCTACACCTGCTGTAGCAAACAATGATGTTGCTTTACTTGTTGAGGCAGCTAATGCGGCGATAGTATCTTCAGTTACTCCATTTTCTAATATATTTGTAAATGCTGGACCACCAGCCACACTTTGAACAAAATCTGTGATGCTAGGCAATCCGCCTGGGCCTAGATTGGGACTCAATGCAGTAGACAAATTAACACCTGTCAATGAATTAAGTTGGCTACTTAATCCTGATGTCAGACTGTTTAGACTTGGTGCGGCAGCATCTAGGCCAGGAATGCTGGGCACTGATATTTTACTTAACATACTAGTAGCTGATCCCATATTAGGGAAACTAGCACCCATGTCACTGAATTTACCGGCTATACCGGCAGCATCAGTGGTTAGTCCTTTTATAGCACCGGGGTCAGCAGTCTTGGTATAGTCACCAAGATCCTTGAGACTTTGTATGCCACCTACACCTACTTCAGGTGCTAGATCTGCGCCGATGGCCATATTAGGCACCTCCTAGCAATTTACTTGCTGAGTTATTATATATACTACTGTCTGATCCGTTGTAACTTGGTAATCCGCCAAATGGGTTTTGACCAAATTGATCAGCAACTGTGTTGAGCACTGCTGGATCAGTGATACTACCTGTTACCTGTGCAATTTTGCTTGCGTAAACAGGATTGGTCAGATCATTTAAGTTAACCCCTGCGGCAGCTAATTTAGCATTAACTCCTGATGCATTGCCTAATTTGTTGTTATTTAATGCTTGGACTAATCCAGCTGGGGATCCAATGTTTTTAGGATCTATTCCATTAAACATCGAACCTGATGATGACAATGCTGCACCTGCAGCAGATAAGCTACCAAATTTTCCTGTCAGACCTTGATCTAACATACTGCTCATATTAGTGATACCAGAACCAAAGTCACTAAAACTACTGTTGCTGATAAAGTTAGTTGTATTTTGTAAATCAGTGGCATCACCGATATGTGCTTTGGCTTGATTTAAAAATGAGCCAAATGCTGCGTGGTTGCCACTAGGTAAAATACCACTTTGTAATGTTGTTAAACTAGCTAAAGCAGCATTTGCCGCTGGCCATAATGCCACATTAGCGATGTTCGAGTAATGTAATTGTCCCATCACTTCAGTGACCTCAGGTGCCAATTGTAATGCTGTTCCAGCGTTGATACCAACCATAGCAGTGATCGTGCTAGGGGTTAAACTACCGCTGGCCGTGGCCAGAGCTAGCTTGAGATTTTCAGCTACTACTGTTCCTGCCTTGGCCGTTACTATATTATCGGCTGTGGTTTGGTCACCCATCTCTATCGCCCTATGTTATAATGCCACCCGGACTAACCGGTTCGATTCCTGTAACTGTTTTAATGTAATGATTTTCTACATCTTTCACTGTAGGACTATGCATCATCACGTGTTGTTTGCTTAATCGTATATTCTTTTCTACTTCACTGGTAAACAAGCTCTGTATCAATCCAAGTCCTTTTTGGCTTGGCATAACAGTTGTGGGTTTATTGATAACAAACGCATCATCTGTTTCATCTACTACTCTTGCCACTATCTCATCACCATTGAGAATTTTAAAGCTGACTACGGTGTCTTTCTCATATTTATTAGTTACTAACACTTGAATCTCCTAGTTTATTGAATAGTTCTTCATCTGATAATTTTGCTAATCCTTGATACCCACCTTCTACGAATAGTTCATCACCTTTGTAGATCTGAGGTGCTGTGCGATGTCCTTGGGCGATCAGCCACTCACGTGCTTCTTGATCTTCATCGATCTTAATTTCTTTGTATGCGACGTTTTTTGTTTTTAATAAGTGTTTGGCCTTATCGCAAAAAGGACAATAATTTTTACTATATACTGTTAACATTTCTCTCTCTTATAAATCTGGTAAGTCACTGTACTCAACGTTTTCGCCCATAACACCAATAACATAATTTGTTGATTCGTTTTCTTGTAAGGCTGTTTGTTTTTTACTTGTGTCGCTGTGTTTGTTAAACCAAGGTATAGGTGTGGTCTTAGGTGCAGGGTTGCTGTACTTAATACCAATTTCTTTAAGTGCTCCTACTGCTGTGTAGTCTACGAAATCTTTTAAGATAGCAGCGTTAAGTCCAATCACTGGTCCTAGCTTAAACAAATAGTCTGCCCAGGCTTTTTCTTCACCAATGACATCGAGATACATTTGATAAACTTCAGCTTCACATTCTGCTTTGATATCTGCAAAGCGTGGATCTTCTTTAACCACCTGATTGATCAAGAAAGCAGTCCACTCTTTGTGTAGTAGTTCGTCTTGCAAGATCAAGCTGATAATATTACCATTACCAATAAAGATTTTATTCTCAACCATGGCTAAACTTGTGGCGAATGATACCATGAAGCGGAATGCTTCTAGGCCATAACTTGCATGTAAAGCTAACCATATGGCTTTGATGTGATCACGTTCATCTACCTTATTTCCCATTTCTTTACGGCAATTAATCACGTGTAACTTATCATAGTAGTTGCCAATGTTACTGGCCATGCCCACGATTTCTTGTGTATCGTGTATTGTATTGAACACGTCTTTGGGCACGTTGTAGATGTTACGGATGATATGACTGTAACTCTTGCTGTGGATATTGGTTTCAAAGAAGCTCCAATTACTGATAAGTGCTTCTAGTTCTGGTAGACTTACCACTGGTCCAAATACCTGATTAGGCGCACGACCTTGAAGGCTGTCTAAGGCCGTTTGACGCAGTAGATTGCTGGTAAAAATATGTTTAACAGCATCGCTGGCATCTTTGAAGTCTTGCGAATCTTTAGTTAAGCTGACTTCTTCTGGTTGCCAAAAGAAACCTCTGGCTGTAGATTCAAAGTTAGCAATCTTGTTATATTTTACTTCCTCAAAGCGTTGGATAGTCACAGGACCTGCCGGATCCAAGAACATCTTACGTTGTAGATAGTTTGTTTTAGTACTTAAATTATATTGTTCTTTACTCATAGTTTACATGCCTCGCAATCGTCATCGGTTTCATCTGGTTGTGCCGCTAATGTTGGCGCAATTTCCGCATCTGCTTTTGCACCTTGTTTATTGATCAAGCTATAGTAGAATGTCTTGATTCCCCAAGCATGTGCCTGCATTAGGTTTTTAGCGATCAATGTGCTTGGTACTTTACGATCGTCCCAAT